CAAAGCCTCTCGCGCCTTCGCCAGCTTGGACTCCAGCGCCGCGATCCGAGCCTTCGCCCTGTCGCGCGCGTCTTCCGCGCCCTTCATCCACGCAAGCGTCAGGTCGCAGTCCTCGCCCAGCGGGCAGTCTTTCTTGGTCATTGCACTATCGCCCTCTCATACTCGCGCAGGTCTACGCTATACCACTTGCCGTCGAAGCAAGGCCCACAGACACAGGACACGGCTTCGCTCGGCTCGCACTCTCCATCAGCGTTCACCCAGTTCGTGATCGGCACCTCCTGCCCATCAGACAGGATGGCGATGCCGCGCCTGCGGTGTATCATCTGCACCTCAAGGTCGATGTGGTCGCTCATCCCTTCTCCTCCTCAATGAACTGCGCGGGGGTGCTGGCGTTTAGCGATAGGCGCGGAGGCTCGCGTAACTTGCCGCCAGTCTCGGCCTCAAACGCTTCTATCAGGTCGGGGTGAATGCGAACCGCCGCTGATACATGGCTCCGTGGAAACGCGGGGTTGAACGGGTGGACAGAGCCGATCTTAACGCGGTTTGTCAGGCAGAACATTATGAAGCGCGACATGCTCGACTTCGACAGGTTCAAGCCCTCTTCGCAGTGCATCCAGATGCGGCCAGCATAGTCCGGCTTCACGGCTTCTTGCGCGTAGCAGGCGCAGGCACCTTCCGGCCAACTGCATTTACTCATCCCTTCTCCTCCTTGATGAACTGCGCGGGGTCTAGGGCGCGGATGGTTTGCTCTTGGTCAAAGCAAACCCTTTCCGGCATCGGCCCCATGATTTGACGTTGACGGATATCCTCACACGCTTGAGCAGCCCCCTCCAGCGCCCGCTTGATCGCAGCCTCCACCAGATCGGCGCGGATGTATTCGACGGCGTAAGCACCTTCGCCGGGGCTTTGCCCGACGAAATATCCAACCAGCGGCCCATCGTGAAATGCCCAAATCCGCTTCGGTGCTTCACTCATCACACGCCCTCCGTGAAATACTGCGGCGGCAGGCCTTCTACCCACTCGCGACGGACCACGGCGATGCGGTCACCTGCTGCGTTGTCGTTAGCCTCCGCACGAGTGTCATACCAAATATTGCCGCGATTTTTCCCATAGTCATTCGCCCAATGCACCTGCTTCGGCGGCGCATCTGTCTCAATCGCAGCGATCTCATCCAGCGCGCGCTCACGCTCCAGCAACTCGACCCGCTGTTGCAGCGGCTTGATGCGGTCTTCGTGGATGAACTCAATGATCTGCGCGATCCTCTGCGCGATGGCGTCCTCGATTACGCTGTCACGGATCAGGTCGCGCGCAAGTTCTCGCATCTGTGCGTGCTTGTCGCTCATCTCTCTCTCCACCTTTTGAGCAGCTCGCTGCTGCTATTGGTCTTCATCCCCCCGACACCGAAGGCAAAGGACACGCGGCGGTGCCCGCTGAACTTGTCGGCCTCGGGGGTGTTCTCAATGCCTCGATCCCCGCCGTTGGCGAAGATGACCTTGTCCTTCGGCCACATCTTGAGCGTGCGCTCGATCGCGTGGCAGGCGGTGTCGTCGCTGTCGTCGAAGAAGAGCACCGTGTCCACGACACGCAGGGCGCGGATGATGTCCTTGCGCTCGTTGAATGGCATGAACGGCGCGCCCTTCTTCCTTGTCAGCCACTCGTCCGAGTTCAGCCCGACGACCAGCCGATCGCCGAGCGTGGCCGCCGAGTTGAAGTAATTGATGTGGCCGACATGCAGCGGGTCGAAGCCCCCGGTCACCAGCACGATGTCCATCACCATTCCCCCGTCCAGTGCTGCATGCCGCACTCGGCATAGAGCCTGCGCTTTTCCTTCTCGTGGTCGAAGTCGACGTCGCCCCGGTGCAGGATCGTCTTGTAGGGCGGCTGCTCGCGGTAGGTTGCGATGAAAGGCATCGTGGCGATCAACTCCCGCAACTTGCCCATGATCCACGGGCCGCAGCCAGAGTCGATAGGATGGCCCGTGAGCGTCTCGGTCACCGCATGCATATAGGTCTGGGGCCCGAGCAGGTAGGTGCTTCTCTGGCCCTGTGAGCGGCGCGCAAGGTACAGGTCGGCCGCCAGCTTCATCGCCGGGTTCCCGGGCGCTGTCGCCATGAAGTCGTGCGAGAAGTCGTGGTCGAGGCAGGTCGGCAGCACCCAGCTCACGCCCTCGCCGATGATGTCGTCCAGCGGCGTATCGCAGATGCGATCAACGTCGCAGTAGACCCCGCCGTGCTCGTAGAGCATGATCAGCCGCCACAGGTCGATCTTGGTGACGATGTGGTCGTCCTTGATCATCTCCCACAGGTGACGGCTGAGATGAAACTCCAGATCCGAGTTGACCGCCGAGTCGTAGTTCATCGAGAGGGTCCAGCCCGGGTTGAGGTCGATCATCTGGCGCAGGCCGTGCTTCACGATCGGCAGCTCGCTCGCCATGATCTCAGGCGTCTTCCACGTCATGTATATGGTCTTGGTGATCATCACGGCCTCGGCGGCGGTATGAGAACGGGTTGATGTGCAGAGCGGAGGCCCGGCGGTCGCGGCGGCGGGATCAGCACCGGCTGCTTCTTGGTCACGGTGTCGCACACCATGATTGCGCTCGGGTCGAGGTGGGTGATGTAGATACCCTGCATGTCCTTGCACTGGTCCATGTCCTGATAGACGCCAACGTAGCCGGTGTCGGCGTTCATGCTTGCGACGACGGTAAGAACGACGAGTTTCATGCCAGCTCCCATGTGATGCGGTTGGATTTGGTGTCGGTCCGGTACTGAGACTTGATGACGCCCCTTGTCCGCATGCGCCGCAGCGCGGTTTCGACCGCGTGCTGCTGGTCGTCGGGGAAGAACCCCCAGATCTCGGTCATGGTCATCGGCCTTCTCTTGCGAGTGATGATGTCGCAGATCTTGTCTTCGATCTGCTCCTGACGCTCCTTGGCCCGGGCCGCGCTGTAGTTCGACTCGAAGGCGGCGGTGGGCAGGCGGCTGCGGTGGCCTTCCTTCAGCGCCTGCTTGAGCATCAGCTCGCCCAGCTCTTCCTCGGTCATCACACATCCTCCGGCGGCTCGGGCAGCGGCATCCAGTGGGTCGCATTGCAGACACGCTCATAGTCGTCATTCTCTTTGGCGAACCACGCTTCAGGCAACCAATATCCGCTGCCATATTCATCAACACTTTCCCAAAAGCGCGGCATCCATCTAGCGATAGCAATGCCTTTGCCATCCAGAAAATCTCCACCCACCGCCCATGCTGCGTAATTGGTCAACTTTTTCGGGTTGTGCGGGTCTTGGTAGGGGTCGGCTTCGTGGTCATACCAGACCAGCACATCTCTATCCTTCGGCGCAGTCTCAATCGGCTCCCAATCCATCACCAGCCCCCCGAGATGATGATCGCCGCCAGCCAAGGCAGCACGGTGATCCCAAAGACGCCAGCAAAGGCGCCTGCCACGAGCGTCCGCAGACGCGGTTGATCCTCACGCACAGAACCGTCCTCCGTTCCATTCGTTGTTCGACCGCCAGTTGCGGTAGCCGTCGTCGTCCCACCACGCCTCGGCGCGCTTGATCATGTCGGCCATCGCCTGCTCGCCGATCTGCGCCTTGATCACGTCGCGATCATAGATCACTCCGTCGACGCTGATCGTCTCGAGTTCGATGGCGTGGTCATGCGGTCGGACGTAGAAGCACGCCGTCGCGTCCTGCTCCTCATAGATCCCGCCGTCGAGGACGACGTGACGCTCTGCCCATTGGTCGATCATGCCTGCTCTCCCTTGATGATGCCGGCCGCGATCTGTGCCAGCGATTTGATCTCCTGCGCCCGCTGGGTGTTCCAGTAGGCGCTGTTCGTCTTGTCGGCCGCCATGATGTCGGCCACCCGCTCGATCCTGCCCAGCGTGGACAAGAGATCGGCGACCCTCGGTTCTCCCCACTTCGCCATCAGTGCAGCCCCTCCTTCGGCATCTTGCTGTAGCGGTCGTATTCTCCCTCGGCGACGATCATGCCGAGCTCGAGGATCATGCGCTTGAACTCCTCGGCGGTGACGCCGTACATCAGCGCCATCGCCAAGATCATCTTCACCATGTCCTCGAGGTTCGCGCGCGGCGGCAGCGAGTTGATGAACTTGTCCTGCGCCTCGGGGTCAATCATTGCCTTCGATCCTCTGCTTGAGCGCCAGCATGTCGCGGTGCATCTGGAGCTTGTCGAAGGCCAGCTGGGCGACCTTCTGCTCGAGGCGGGCGATCTCCGACCGCTGCTTTGCGATCTTGCTTTTGAGGGCGTCGATCTCGGTCATCTGCGATCCCCCTGCATCAGCGCGCGCTTCACATCGTCGAAGTCTGCGCCGAAGATCCGGGCGACCTGCGCGATGGTCAGGTCGGGCTTGCGGTCGTAAAGGTCGCAGACCTCGCGGCGGAAGTCGATCCAGTCATCATCGAGGTGCTGCTGGAAGTCGTTGCGTGGCATCTGTCTCTCCCGTGGTGGATGGTGGGGGCCGAAGCCCCCGCCGATCAGAAGTTGTAATCGTAGAAGGCGCGCGGCTGCGCTTCGATCCGATGCTTGCCGAAGGCCGACCAGAAGTAGCCGTCGGCGCGCTTGTGAGCCTTCATCGGCTCCCGGTCCTCGTCGGTGCTGATGATCCAACGCTGCTCACTCTGGTTGACGTAGTGCCCAAGAAACCCACCGGGCACGATCTCAGGCTTCCAGCTGGGGTCGCGCTCGGCGCGCATGGCCCGCACCGTGATCTGCTTGCCGCTCTTGCTGATGGACAGCACCTCATAAGGCGCAACGTCGCTGTAGCTGATCAGGTTGGCGTAGGCTTTGGGAAGGTTGGTCATCTCGTCTCTCCTGTGTCGGTGTTGATTGTGGTGGGGGCCGAAGCCCCCTCTTAAAATCAGTAATATCCGAAGCGTTCATCTTCGATCTGGCGCTGTTCCATGCCGTCGATCAGCCAAGCCTGCGTTCCGTAAGGTGCGCGCACATCCCAATGCTCAACGGACACAACGTGACCTGCCGCCTTGATCTTGCCGACCACCTTATCGGCGCAGACGTAAGACATGACGCGATGACCGCCATCGCTGTCGAGCAGAACATACTCGCGGCCATCACGATCATTCGCCATGATGCCGAAACCGCTGTTCGGGGCGTAGTCCACAAAAAAGATGCGGACGTTTTTGACTTGAACTTTCATCTCGTCTCTCCCGTCTGGTGTGTCTCTGTATACGCAACTTAACACCCCCACAGGCGGCTGCAACAGAAAAATGCAACTTGACCGAAAAAAAATGACACGAGGCGACTTGCCAGAGCCGACGGCGGCGAGTACCTCTCATGGCACAGGAGGACTGCCATGCTACTCACGATGGATGAACTGCGCCACCGCCTCTCAGACCGACGCCTTGTCGTCGTCGCCGAGCGCACTGGGGTGAACTACCGCCGCCTGCTGCGTCTCGTCGATGGCGTGCAGGCGGCCGAGGAGAGCGATCTCAAGGCCCTGACCGAGTACCTCGAGCCTACCGCTCGCCACTAGGCTCTGCCCCGATCGCGGCCAGCACCTCTGGCAGGTAGCCGTGATCGGGGCCGTGCGCCTCGCGCCACGCGCGCTTGTCTGCGTGCAGGAGCTGGTGGTGGTCGTAGCAGAGCGGAATGGTCTCGGTGTCGGGCGACCGCCTCTGGCCGTAGCGGTCATGGATGCAGTGATGCACCTCGACCGGCCAGCGTCCGCAGATCACGCAGGGCAGCTGCGCCACCCGGCCCATGTGTTCCGGGTCTCGCTTGGACTTCTCAGCCTTCAGGCCGAGCGGGCGCGGGTGTGCGATCCTGCTCAAAGACAACTCCGTGGCGAGCGCCGTACTCGAACATGTACTCGATCATCAGGCTCATCTGCGGCTTCGAAAGCTTCGAGGATCTGAACCCGAGCGGGAAGGGCCCGGTGCCGTCGAGGCCCTCGGCGAATTGGACCTGATGCCCGAGCGCGTGCATGAATGCCGCTTTCCAAGTATCAGGGGGCCAGTTCCGCCCCTCGGGCTTCGCGCGACTGATGTCGGTGAGCATGGCCCACATCTTCGCGTTCTGCTCGAGGGTGCGGTCCCCGGCCTTGATCGTGACCATCGCATAGTCCGGCGCGGCGTCGATGAGACGCTTGGCGTAGGCCCTCTGCGATGGCCCAGTGAGGCGGATGGTGTAGGTCATATTTAAAAAGGTATCTCGTCGTCTAGACCAGCCGGCATCGCCGGTCGATCTTGCGGGCCCGGGTAGCCGCCCGTGTCTTCGCGCGGCTTGGCCTCCTTCATGATCACCGCCACGCGCCCCTCTTTGTCGGGAAGGGGAAGCGCGTCGAAGATCAGCGAGAAGCCCCCGTTGTCCTTCGGGAAGGCCGCGCCGACCTTGAACCAGCGCGGCTTGTTGTCTTTGCCCGGTCGCGGGCTGAGTAGGTCGTATCGTGTCACTTGAGCTTCTCCAGCTTGTCCAGCATTTCATCCAGCTCGCCGAGGAACTTGCGCACCTCGGCCTCAAGGTCGGCGATCAGGGCTTCGTCCCGATCCACCCGCTTGATCCACATCTCGAGATCGACCGGCAGGCGCGGGTCGAAGCTCACGAAGTCGCACCACTGGCGCCCAGTGCAGGCCATCTGCCACTGCATCTGGAGCTCGTAGTTCCCCGGCACCGACCCCTTCAACAGGTAGTCGATGTGGGTCGCGGTGTTGGGGCACTTGATCTCGATCAGACCATCGTCGCCCACGAGGCCATCAGGCGAGGCGCCAGCGGCCATGTCGTCGCGGGCGATGAAGCCTACCTCGACGACCGTGTTGCCCGTCAGCAGCTCGTATGCGGCCCGCGCGCGCGGCTCGGTGTCCGTGCCGTGCTGCATCGCCTTCGAGGTGAAGCCCTCGGCGCGCTGGCCGGTCAGCCTCTCGCAGACCAGTTCCGCCATGTAGTTCGCCCTGCCTGCGCCGTAGCCGGTCTTGGTCTTGGCGACGACATCGGCGATGCGGCTGGCGGTGACCTTGCCAAGCCTGCTCTCAATCCACTCCTGCGTTCCCTGCTGCATCTCAGCCCGCTTTCTTGCGCAGGAGAGCGGTGACATGGGCGGCGCCGGCTGCGTCGAGATCATGCAGCGTCGACACCTTCATGTAGGCGCAGAGCTTGTCCTCGTCGGTGCCGGTGGCTTCGATCAGCGCCTTCAGCTCGTCGAACTGCTCGACAGTCATCGGCTTCTTGGGCTCATCCTTCGGCGCCGCCTTGGCCGCCGCATTGCCGTCGTCGTCCTCGGGCGCGATCCCCGCCATCGCCATCAGCCCGTAGCGGCGGGCATAGGTCACGGCCGAGCCATAGCCCTGCATGTCGTTCTTCGCCACGATCAGCGGCACCCGGCAGGAAAGGCTCTCGCCGCTCTCGCCGTGGATCAGGATCGTCTCGACGAAGCGCCCGTGGGCATCCTCGCCTGTCGGCTGGATCAGCGCGATGCCTGCTTCATTCAGCGCGGGCAGGCAGGCGTCCATGACGTTGCCGAGGTCGGCATACTTCGAGCGGAAGGCGGGGTTCGCCGACTGCTTCAGTGCCTTGCCCATATTCATCTGCGCGCGGGCCAGCGCGGCTGCGATCGTCTTCATGTCGTCCTCCGTGGTTTTTGTGTGCTTGCACTGTAAGCGACCCTGTGCGATGGTGCAAGCACAAACTTACAGGAGGAGCCCATGCTCACGATCGAAGAAGTCGCCAGTCGCCTACAAAACGTCAACCTCTCCGAGGTCTCGCGAGAGGTCGATTTGAGCCGCGTCACGCTGATCAAGCTCAAGCACGGCAAGACGAAGAACTGCCACTACGACACCCTGCGGAAGCTCTCGGACTACTTCGAGGGGGGCTGGTGATGTGGGTCCGTGTCGAGTGTGTCGCCGCCCCGGGTGCTGGGGATACTCGCAGCCGGGGCCAGCTTCCCAGCGCAGTAGAGGCGGTTATGTTTGGGCCTGCTCCGACCATAGAGCAGAGGTCGAGCGAGATTGGGTATCTGCGTTTCAGACGCGAGCGTCTGGCCGAGCTGGGCAATCGCGCGCGGATGCTGCGGCAACGCAAGCGGGCAGCGATGATCGAAGCGAGCCTGCGGGCGGTGACAATGGAGATCCTGCGGCATGAGACGAGCAGCTAAGGTCGACGCCAATCAAGCCGACATCGTCGCGGCCCTGCGCATGGCAGGCGCCACCGTGCAGCCGCTTCATGCGGTCGGCAAGGGGTGCCCCGATCTTCTCGTGGGTTACCAGCGCGTGAACTACCTCCTCGAGGTGAAGGACGGGTCGAAGGTGCCATCGGCGCAGAAGCTCACCGAGGATCAGGTCGAGTGGCACGAGCTCTGGCGCGGGCAGGCGGCGGTGGTGAACGACGTCAAGTCGGCGCTGCTCGCGATCGGCGCGCTGCGGGGGACGATCTCGTGAGCCCATACATCCTGCCTGACGGCGACGTGTCGATTTCGTTCAGCGGCGGCCGCACCAGCGCCTACATGCTGCACGAGATCCTGCGCGCCAATGGCGGGCTCCCTGACCGCGTGGTGGTCAGCTTCCAGAACACGGGACGCGAGATGCCCGAGACGCTCGACTTCGTGCAGGAGTGCGGCGAGCGTTGGGGCGTCCGCATCGTCTGGCTGGAGTACCGCGCCGAAGCTCCGCGCTTCGAGGTCGTGTCGCACAACTCGGCCAGTCGCGATGGCGCGCCCTTCGAGGAGTTGATCCGCAAGCGCAAGTTCCTGCCCAACCGGGTCGCCCGCTTCTGCACGGCCGAGATGAAGGTCCACTGCCTGTCGCGCTACCTTCGCTCGCTTGGCTGGGATCGGTGGACCAACGCGGTCGGCATCCGAGCCGACGAGCCAGACAGGCTCGGCCGAGCGAGCCCCAAGGAGCGATACACGATCTGGCACCCGCTCGCAGACGCCGGTGTCTCTCGCTACGACGTGTCGGCCTTCTGGGCGCGTCAGCCCTTCGACCTGCGCCTGCCCAACGTGAACGGTCGCACGCAGCTGGGCAACTGCGACGGGTGTTTTCTCAAGAGCGAGGCGGCCCGGGCGGCACTGGTCAGAGACCACCCTGATCGCGCCGCATGGTGGCAGCGCATGGAAGAGCTTGCTCAGGCGATCTCGAGCAGGCCGGCAGACGCCCGCTTCCGCGAGGACGGCACATGGCAGCAGCACATCGACTTCGTCAGCAGGCAGGGCGACTGGCTCTTCGATGAGGAGAGCGCGCTCTGTCAGGCGAACGATGGTGACTGCACCGGATGAAAAAGCCCCCGGCCGAAGCCGAGGGCAGTCTGATGCGACAAGGAGGACGTGATGGGAAGGCTACCACCAGACACCGAGGCTCGCAAGGCTCGCCTGCGCGCGATGCTCGACGACTTCGAGGCGATCTACGGCGTCTGCCTGCACGGCAGCACCGGGCGCAGGAAGGGCAGGATCACGCTCGGCCGCTGGCACTTCGTCAGATCGGCGTACATCGACGGCTTCGAGCGCAAGCTGATAGCCGAGGTGCTCGGGGTCGATTATACAACAGCATACCGACTTTCTTTGATCGAAGAGATGGTGTAGAAAAGGCGGGCGGGGAGCGTAGGCGCGCTCAACCCGCCCAAGCAGCGAAGGGAGGGTTCGCCACATGTCGAAGGTATACCACGACCCGTTTGCGCCGATCAAGGTGCAACGATGAAGGTGCCATATTTTCCGCTCTACATCGCCGACTACGACTCGAAGACGGCGCACCTCACGCTCGAGGAAGACGGTGCCTACATGCGCCTGCTTCGGCTCTGCTGGCGCACGCCCGGCTGCTCGATCCCCAACGACCCGAAATGGATCGCCCGCATGATGCGCGTAACGTGGGAGACCTATGAGCGGGTGGTCGCCCCGATCCTCTCGGAGTTCTTCCAGCTCCGCCACAACCGCTACTTCTCAGCGTGGCTCCAAGAGGAGTGGGACCGCATAACCGGGACGTACAAGGCACGCAGCGATGCAGGAAAGAAAGGCAACGACAAAAGGTGGAAAAAAGAGGCACTCCCCGACAACGCCTTGAAATCAAACGAAATGACCTATCGCCCGGCGATCGCAAAGGGATCGCAACCAGAACCAGAACCAGAACCATATAATACTACTCCTAACGGAGTAGACGGCGATGCCGTCACGGTCGCCCTCTGGGATCGTGGGGTGAAGTATCTCATGGCCCACGGAACGCCCGAGAGGCAGGCTAGAACCGTCATCGGCAGATGGCGCAAGGAGGCCGAGGATCAGGAGATCTACGACGCCTTCGCCGCCTGCAAGAAGGAGGGCGTGGTCGATCCCATCCCGTGGATCACCGCCGTCCTCTCGAAGCCCAAGATCGACCTGCAAAAGATAGCCGAGGAGCTCATCAATGAACTTGCATCAGGCAGACCTGACCAGACGGATGACCGAATTCCTGAGCCGCCGCACCGCGCCCAAGACGATCGCTGGCAACGTCGAGGCGCAGAAGGCCGAGATCGCCTCCCTCGTTCGGGCGGTGATGAGGCAGGCGCCCCGAGACGGATTGCAGACGTGGTGGCAGGAATTCGAGGACGCCCTGCTCGCCCGCATGAAGACCCACAGCTGGCCGATCCAGAGTGAGGTCGACGCCGCAGCCAAGTCCATCCGCAGGTCAGGCGCGAAGCCCAGCTTCTTCGACCAAGCCGCCGACTGGTTCGCCCAGACCGGCAAGCCGCTGCCGTGGGCAAACACCCCCGACATCACCTACCACCTGATCGAGATCGGCGCCCTCGCATCATACCGCGATGCCCGCTTCAAAGGCTTCGCCCTGTCGCAGGACCAGAACCGCATCGCCCTCTCTCAGCCCATGACCAACGAGGAGTTCGATCACCACTGCGCCGTGATGGCGAAGCTGCGCGGCGTCGATGTCTTCGAGGTCCGCATCCGAGAGGCAGAAGCCCTCGGCCTGTGATCTCGACAAATCACCCCAGACATGAGACAAGGCACACATTGACGGACCACACAGAGGACCGCAGCATGCCACGCAAGACCAAGCCACAGCCCGCTCCCCAGCAGGCACAGGCAAAGCACCCGGGAGGCCGCCCGACCAAGTACGAACCCGCCATGTGCGAGATCGTCATCCAGTGCGGAGCAGAGGGCAAAACCCTCGTCGGAATGGCCGATGCCCTGAACATTCACCGTGACACCCTCCACGAATGGAGGAAAAGCAACCCTGAGTTTTCCGACGCCATAAGGTTTGGCCTCATGAAATCACAGGCTTGGTGGGAAGAGCAGGGCCGAATCGCCACCTTCGGAGGGGTGCAGGGCTTCAGCGCAACCGCCTACATCTTCCAGATGAAGAACCGCTTCGCCGAGGATTGGCGCGACACCGTCAAGCAGGAGATCACCGGAGCCGACGGCGGCGCGATCAAGCAGCAGCACGAGGGCTTCCTCGACCTGAACCTCTCAGCCCTCTCCGATGAGGAGCTGGCGACGGCAAGGGCCCTGATCCAGAAGGCGCTCGAAAACGAGCCGCAATGAGCGCGCTGCTTCGTCATATCCTCAAGAGGATGGATGGAGAGGAGCTCATGCGGCGGGCTACCGCCAACCTCTACGAGTTCGTCAAGCAGGCGTGGCCCACGGTCGAGCCCGGCATTCGCTTCATCCCGAGCTGGCACATCGAAATCATTTGCGAGCACCTCGAGGCCGTCAGCCACGGCGAGATCCGCAAACTCCTGATCAACATCCCGCCCCGGCATTCCAAGTCGACCATCGTCAGCGTGATCTGGCCGATGTGGGAGTGGCTCGCCGACCCCAGCCATAAGTATCTCTGCGCCAGCTATTCGTCCGCGCTCTCGATCCGCGACAACCTCAAGGCCCGGCGCCTCGTCCAGAGCCCGTGGTATCAGCTCCACTTCGGCAAGCTCTTCCAGCTCGCGGGCGACCAGAACGCCAAGCAGAGGTTCGAGACCGACAAGAACGGCTACCGGCTGGCGACCTCGGTCGGCGGCACCGCGACGGGCGAGGGCGGATCTCGCCTGATCCTCGACGACCCCCACAGCGCGCAGGACGCGCAGAGCGATGCCATCCGCGAGACAACGCTCGACTGGTTCGACACCGTCTGGTCGACGCGGCTCAACGATCCCAAGCGGGATGCGATGGTCACGATCATGCAACGCCTGCACGAGCGCGACATCAGCGGCCACATCCTCAACGACATCGGCGGGTGGGAGCACCTGATGATCCCGGCCGAGTGGGACGGCAAGCGCAGGACGACGATCCTCGGGCCCTACGACCCGCGCACGAAGGTCGGCGAGCTGATCTGCCCCGAGCGGTTCGG